AGAAGAACTCATTTGCAGGCGCCTCATCCATATTAAACTTCGTTAGACCATGCAGAGAACCATTGGACCCTTTCCCTACGACTACTCCAGAGATATCATAAGAGTCACACCCAAACGTGCCGAGGTGTTCGTTACCTGGGTACTTCCTTCCGTTTCTCATTTCGACTCTGTTTTGCATATGCGGGGGAGGAGTCCAGCTAACCAAAAACCTCCCCCTCTTGTCGGGCGACCATATGACCTTAGAATCTTTTATACCATCCTTCCATCGAAACGATCCTTGAGTAACATGGTGGTCCATGATCAGGGAGTCGTTATAATCTATCTGCTGGTATATCTTAGTTAGGTTGAATAGAGACTGCTTACTCTCATCACGGAAAGCATGCGACTCGGTGCGAGGGAACTGTCTATAGAACTCATTCAAAGCGTCTGGGTCCTGGGTCAAAGAGTCTACCTCGTTCTTCCAGTAGTCTATAGCGCCCAGAGTTATATCCTCCCCATCTATCCCCACTATAGGTTTCCCTGGAGAAGTGAATACAGGCATACCATATCTATCTATATACCCCTCGAAGTTCCACTCCATAGGGATAAAGAGACAGTACAGTCCGCTCTTAGTCTGTCCGTTTGCGTTTCTTTTCGTCGGGAGAGAGTCCTCATATAGGGCCTTAAAGTTCCTCCCACCTTTATCCAAGGCGTTAGAGGTAGACCCCATCATACATTTCCCGATAACCTTACTTCCCAAACGCAGACATGTCTTAGTAACGCGCCAGTTGTTTAGAATATTATCTGGCTTCTCCCACTTACCTGACTCATCATGTAGGAGGAGCTGTAACTTCTCTCCGTCATAGCTATTGTCTCCCGTGTTCTTCCAGTCTATCGTCGTATCCAATCCCTCCAACTCTTCGTCGGCGAGGTGGTACATGTTCTTCTTTGTAATCTTCGAAGCAGGAACACGATAAGCAAGCTCTGTTTTAGGCTTATCCATTCCATCCTGTATCGGACGAAAGAAGAACGGGTAGTTGTTAGAAATTGGAACCACCTTATCGGTAAACATTTTTTTAGCATCTGATCCTGTCTTTGAAAGTATTCCTATCCTGGAGTCTTTAGTTATAGTGGCCACATTTACACCCTCACACGAACTCATGAAAGAGAACCCCGAACGACGTATCTTAAGGTAGCACATGCCGAAGCTTCTCTTGTCTGCCTTACACGCCTCCCAAAAAATATAGAATATTCTATTAGCCTCGCGGAAGTCTGGGTTACCTACATCGATCTTTGTCCACTGGAGGTACATATAGTGTGTACCAGTTAGGTACACAGGCGTTCCGTTATTCATAAACCAGTGCCCCTGCTCCCTCCTATCGAACTCCTGCTCGACATAGTCTACCCACTCCGCTTTAAACGTGTCTGGCGTCTCATGCCACTGGAAGATAGACTTAATGTTTTTTAACTCTCGAGCTATAGGTTTAGGCTCCCAGTATTGCTCTTCCTTCTTGCTTGATCTTTTAAAGACATCCTTAGACATCTTAGGTAGACCTATATATAAACCATTGATAAAATACACCTCCCCTAAAGTCCCATCTCGGGAAATAATTATCACATCATACTTCTCATTATACCCGTATAGCCAAGTCCGAGCCTTGTTCTTAGAAGCAAGAACAGACTTAGGCACATGGTTAGGCATAACCTTGTATAAACTATTTTGATCGTGACTCAGCAAATCCTTTCGGTGTATTGTTTTTCTTTTCTACGACGTTACCATCCAATATAGCACGCTCCTCCTCGATACGTTTAAGTATCTCAAAGGCGTCGAATATAGCGAGCTTCTTAGTGGCAGCAGCGTTTTTTAATCTATCAGGAGCCAACTCATCCTCGGTGTCGTACTTTATAATATCCTCTTTAGCCACCTTAACTAACTGCTTTACAGCCTGTTCACCAGCCTCTATGATACTTAACTTAAGAGTCTTGACGTCCATCCCTTTCTTTTAGTTCCTCCAAAGCTTTATCATAGCCTGGTAGAAGTTTCACTAACTCTAAGGTTCCGATAGCCAACTCGCGCGTTTGCTTCTCCTCCAGGATTAATTTCTTTAAATTCTCCGTAACGTCTTCGCTCCTACTCTTAAGTAGAGATATGTTTTTCCGTACTCCCATGATTTAATTTTTATATTTATAAAACATTACATATACCTGTCTTCCCTCTTTCCATGAAGTGTTTGGGTACTTACTGTGGAAGTAACTCGATGGGTAAGACACCATGCGGTTCTGCTCATATCCTATGACGGAACTAAGTCTCCACATATCTAAGAGCTCTGAGTCCACTTCTATCATCTGATCATACTCAGCGTCCGTAATTTCTTTTGGAAGGCTCCTGCCGTGCCTGTGGTGCTCCCACAAAGCTGTTCCGTGTAGCTCTTCCCTCTCGCGAGGAGACATATATAAAACCAAAGCCCTATCTGGGCGCTCTCCCTTTATATTCAAGTCCGAGTGGATACGCCATGTAACATCTAACTCATCGGTAGACTGCCTAAAGAAAGAGAGTATACACTCCATCTCCCTACCCTCATGACCCTGTAGCTTATTTAAGATATACTTATCGAAACTCTCGGGGGATTCTTTTACATAAAAATCTTTTCCCCCAGACTCTACCTTCTCAAACTCCCCGTCAGACAGATAGTCCGTGGCGTATTTAAAAAGATCCTTCTCGATTATATCATCAACTATATATATCATAGTATCATAGTAATATTATTTGTAAACATACGATACAACTTCTCATCATCGACCGTAAAGGGGTACTCACTTTCTGGTTCGAAAGAAATTTCATCTCCCTCCTTTACACCTAAAGCCTCCAACTCCTCGTTGATATACTTCACGATTCCTACCAAAGGCTCTTCTCCACGCTTATATACCACCGACTCCTTAGCCTTTATAGGCTCTATAAAGCAGTACTTCCCGTGGGCCCGCCACTTATCGTCAGATTTATACAGGAAGAATTGGTCGGAGTCGATAAGGAACAGGTCGTCTTTGAAAAAACTACGCCCGCTCTTCTCTCTCCCACGCATATCGTAGTAGAACTTAAATACGTTGTGGTGTACCAGAAGGGTATCCCCTTTCCTTACAGGACCCGAGTAGTCTATAGGCGTTTCTTCAACTATCGCAAAACGATTCGAAGAGGTTGAGTCTTCCTTAGAGACACTGGTCACTAAGTCCACACCGCCTATTGTTTTAATGTTATCGTATCTCCTCTCGTTATATGCTTTTACAAGAAAGCTGAAGGGAGACCTCATCAGAAGTTTATATTAAACTCCAGAGAAATAGGTAGCGTCTTTCGGAACTCTTTCCACAGATAAACCTCCTCGGTCTTCTGTATCCAAATCCTATACGCTTCGTCATTATCTTGTATGAGGTGTATCTTATGACTACCCCCCAAAACATCTTGACCTACTATGTAATGCATCGCCCCAGACTTATAGTCTGCGCCGATTGATATTTTTCTAATGTCCATTTCATTTTATTTAAGTTTTTATGCTACTCCCTCCCACCTTATAGAGGTGTTGAGCTGAAAATCTCCAGCTGCAATAGTCCCGTCAGGTTGTGCCGTTATAAAGAAAGCTTCCGCCGGATCGAGGGTTTGAAGGGCGGTAGAAACCCACACTATAGATCTACAATATATTGTATCTGCAGAGACGGCTGTAAACGTAGCTGTTCCCGCCAGGGTGTAACTTAGCGATGCGCACCGAGAGGTTTTCCAAAGTTGAATCACCCATGTATGAGTGGCCGCCGCTGCGTCAGCTATAAACTGGAAGTCCATATCGCATATCTTCATCTTAGGATATGCAGAACCACATAGGTCTCCCGTAGGGTTGGAAAGGAAACATCCCGCCACATGCTGGATATCTGTCATAGTACCTGCCATAGTAGCGGGGTCAGAAGCCCCTAAGTCTGTGGTAAATACAGTCCTATCTTTTGATGAGGGAGTGTTGTTAGAAGTTAAGGTATAGTAGTTACTGGCTACGAAAGCCGTCTTAGCGGCGCAGAGTAGGTGGCTCATAAATCCTGAAGGGGCAGAACCGCCTCCACCGCCTGCGGGGACAACCCAAGAACCGTCAGCTCTTAAGAAGGTAGTGGTTTGATCGGATGAGGCAGAAGAAGGCACGTGACCTATGAGTCCCGCCCCACTAAAATAATTAGACCGAACTACAACCGCCCCAGTGGTAGGAGATATTGTTAATGGAGATCCCGTTGAAATAGTTTGGGGAGAATTATTAAAAGTTACCGTAGAAACAGGAGCTGATATCCAAGCAAGCCCTGACGGTCCTGTTGTAGCGGAGAGGATCTGACCTGGGGTACCTATACTTGAACCGTCTGAGATTTGATGAGGCTGAATATACCCTGTCGTAATAATGTTTAAAGTAGAAGTATTCCCTTCCGTCAACACCTGTTGTAGGTTTTGACTACCTATGGTTTCATCTGCCCAAGAGACACCTGTAGCGGTGGAGGTTAAGACTTGACCCGCCGTTCCTGTACTAACACCGTCCGAAAGGGACCCCGTTAAGTTAATAGCGGATGTACCTATAGTGGCTCCGTTTTTACTAAAACCATTGTTTCCAAACCATACGTTAGAGGCGTGAGAAGCAATGCCATAGCTACTATAGAAAGTTGCAGTACCTATTCCTGTAAAAGAAATCCCTATTGCGTCAGCAGTGTTTCCAGAGTTAAGCACTTCCTGTAATGTAGGCGTAGACTCCGCAGGTAATTTTTCCCACTTTACTCCTGATCCGCCAGCCTTTACTGTTAAGACATATCCAGCTACCCCGTCTCCTCCGTCGCTGTCATTTATACCTGCCGTAGCTCCAAAGTTTAAAGTTGAGGCCGAGCCTGATAGATACACATCATCTTGAGTTGTGATAGAGCTATTTAGAGCTAACGTTATATCCGCGCCTCCTGAAAGGTCTAAGTCTCCTGCCGCTCCCGACATTAAAATCCCTCCCGTAGTGGTGATATCTGTTCCGCCTGTATCGGCTCCCACTAAAAGAACATCCTCAAGGGCGCAGCAACTAATAGTAGGTAGGTTCACCCACTCAAGTCCCACAGCTGTAGAGCTAAGTATCTGCCCTGCAGCACCTGGAGTTCCTGCAGCCGTTAATGTTGTAGGGTATATATCTGTACAAACTATATTCCCTGTTAGAGAAATGTTATTTGTAGCGATATTCCCCTGTGATAAAACAGACTCAAGATCTTGCAATCCACCCGCCGCAGTGATATCACTGATGCTAAACGATACCGTCCTGTTGTTATCGCTGGAGTCAGTTCCAATAAGATAGTCACTCGCCCAGGGAGTGGTTAAAGGATATACGGTGGTGTTTTCAATCTTAGCCATATCTTAAAATGTAATTATCCTGTATAAAATGCTTAGCTTAATAGTCCCGTCGCCCAAGGTAGGGTTAGAAACGGGAGAAGAAAATAAGAGGTTGTTACCTCCAGCACTATTGAAATATTGAAACTTGTTATTGTTGGTAGGTAGGTAAGCCGCGTTAGCTCCCACTCCGTTAATAGATTCGAAAAGGAACTCCTCATTAGAGGCTGCGCTTGACGATACAGAAGAGCTACCACCCGTAGTATATGCTACCGTTCCAAAAGTGTATAACATAGCGGCAGAGATAACTTGGATATACTCTCCTGGCTCGCAACCAAGCAAGACCTTTGGAGTGGAGTTAGAGGTTAGGATTTCTGCGGAAGAAACTTCTACCTCTAAAGACTTCGTTCCAAAATATGCTTGGAAGTCAGACACCATAGCTGTCTTAGTTTTTTCTGAGTCGCTTACGTCTGTGAGCAGGAGGTAGTCTCCTGATGTAGGAACTATATTTGGATATACCGTAGTGTTACTTATCTTCGCCATCTTCTTTATCTTTAACTTCTCCTGTCTCTAAATTTATAACAGCGTTCTCTCCGTATGTTTCCATCAGACCTTTCTCCGCCTGCTGGAATTGGCCCTTCAAATCTTGGACCTGTAAAACCAACCCGTGCTTCTGTAAAGTCAGATCGCCCAGCTGAGTTTTAATTTTATTAAACTCCGCGTTTAGATCCTGTAAATACTTTAACTCTTCGTCTTTAACTTTTTTCATATGAATAGATTTAATTAACTGTTCCTGCAAAGATAAGGAAATAATTTTACTTATTGTCCTTACTGCTCCCCCCAAAGAAAAAATCTACTATAGTATTTACCTTAGCAGACATAGCTCCGAAGATGGTAGAGATAAATCCTATCTCATACTCCGAAAGGACAACGTCGTGAAGGACGAAATACTTGAACATAATATACGAGAGGGCAAAGTATCCCACGGTAAAAACAGTGGCCAGTATCTTTTGTATTAAAGCGTCTTCTTTATATAGAGAACGCGCATCCTTGCGGTCCTCCACTTCTTTATTGAATGCTTCGCGCTCTGCTTCCAGTAAGATTTTCTTAAGCTCTAACTTAATTGTCTCTCTCTCTTCCTTCGTAGTGATGACTTCGTCAAGCAACCCTTCGGCGCTCTCTACTACCTTACCGAATATCGAAGCCCATATATTATTTATCATAGTGAGTGTATTTAATAGTCACCTCCTCACCACTCTCTAAAGCTGCGGATATAGCAGGGTATACTCTCGTATAAGCCACCGTAGACCTACCTACAAATCCGTTTTTTTTAACGAGGTTGTTTTCTTGCGTATCACCCAAGAGCAAACAGCCAGCAGTATCTTCGTCAGTATTACCGCAATGAATAAGAATATATTTAAAATTAGGTACATCCAGTACGTGAAGCATCCCCATATGGATGTTATCAAACCTCGTAGAGTACCTGGCATGAAACCCACCCACAGTTCTAAGACCGAGGCAATACTCTCCTTCAGGTATACAAGTCTCTCCCCAAACTTTTTCAATACGGCTTTCATCTTCGAGTGTGTAACATAAGAATTTCCTTTTACCTTCGCTGATATCAAAGAGTAGACCCGAAGTAGAGTCCACCTGAGAGCTTATACGTAATACCTCTAACTTCATTTGACATCCTCTGAGAGTTTTATAACCTTATATAGGGTATATCCTATAGCTAAAACCAAAGATATAAGTTGTAATATCTCATTGCACTGGGATAGGCTTACCCCCCAAGCTCCTCCGTTGGCTACTAAAACCGCCACTGTATACTTTATTTCTGTAGACATTATTCTTGTATATATATATATATAAAACCTCCATCCCAAGTAATATCCGTTGTCCAGTTTTCCATGTTATGTAGGTACGTTAGTCGAGACATTTGCCTGACTCATGTTTGTATTTATTAAATCTAAAGATCCGACAAGGGATCCTACCTTAGTGATGACCACGCTGGTAATTTCAAACGTTCCTGTCGCCACTATAGAGAAGGTGTCCGTGTCTTTATTTATTACCTGGGTATATGTCCCGTCATTTACTATCGTTATAGGGCTCAGTAGAGAGCCTGCCTGCAGTTGTGCGGACATAGAGCCCACCTTATTCGCTACGGTCCATACGATCTCATATAACCCTGTCCCTACGAAGTCTTGACTTAGTGGCCCCAATGTAGTTACGTTAGTAGCTTTCGCAGAGTTAGAGGTTAGTGTCCATCCCGCTCCTAAAGTCCAGTCGTTTTGAGGATCTACCTCGTAGCACTTGATATCCGTAACGGATCCTTGGAAGCCTGACCCTTCGAGTTTAAACGCTGGCGCTACCGCAGGTATAGAGACGTAGTCGGAGTATGTCCCGTTCCCTACATTCACCGCATC